TGGCTGCTGACGCCGCTCGCCTGGTGGTGGTGCGCGGCGCTCGCCGTCGCGCTCTGGCTCGGCGCGCTGCCCGGCTGGTGGGGGTCGCTTGACCTCGGCCGGGTCGAAGGCGCCTGGCCGCGGGACCTGGCGCTGCACACGCTGCGCGGCGTGGTGTGGATGGCGCCGGCGGCGGCTGTGCTCGGCCTCGCCGGCGCGGCTTGGTGGCCGCCGCTGCTCGCCGGACTGTCCTGCGGCGCCGCCTATGACGTCGGCTGGCGGGCCTGGCCGGCGCGCGCGACCGAGGTCGGGGAATGTCTGTTCGGTGCGGCCTGCGGGGCCGCCGTTATCGCGGGTGCGGCATGAGCAGCGCCGGGTGTCATCCTCACTGACGATTTAACGCTGATTTCGCGCGCGCGCGTGCGCGCGAGGGCCTACGAATGGAGGCATGATGTGGCTGAGATAGACCTGCGCGCCTTCGGCGGGCTTGAGCGAGACGTGAAGCACTTGTCCGAGCGCATTGACGATCTCGAAAAGGCCATTGAGCGGCTCGAAAGCCAGATCGCTTCCCTGACGGCCCTGCTCAACCAAGCGCGCGGCGCGCGGCTGCTGCTCGGCGGGCTGATCACGATTGCGTCGTTTCTGGCGGGCATCGCAGCGGCGGCGAGGGGGTTTCTGAAATGACGCGACGTGTCAACGACGCCGCCCTGGCGCTGATCCGCCAGTGGGAAGGCCTGCGGCTGATGGCATACCAGGACGTGGCCGGGGTCTGGACGATTGGCTATGGCTCCACGCGCGACGTGCGGCCCGGCATGCGGATCAGCGAGCTCGAGGCGGTCGAGCGGCTGCGCGCGGACCTCGCCGTTGCCGAGGGTGCTGTCGAGCGGCTGGTGGATGTGCCGCTGAACGACAACCAGTTCGGCGCGCTGGTGTCGTTCGTGTTCAACGTGGGGCAGGGGGCCTTTGCCGGCTCGACGCTGCTCAAGCGGCTGAACGCGGGCGACTACGAGGCCGTGCCGGGCGAACTGGCGAAGTGGAACAAGGCGCGCGTGGGCGGGAAGTTGCAGCCCGTCGCGGGGCTGTCCAATCGCCGCGCGGCCGAGGCAGGCCTGTGGGTGCGGGGGGATTTCGTCGCCTCGGCATCCGTGCCGGCGGCGGCGGCTGGCGCGCCTGCACCGGCTGCTGATGCGGGGCTGCTCGGTGCCATCGCAGCGGCGGCGGCTGCTGCGGCGCCGGCCATCACCAGCCTGGGCGGGCTGCCCTGGCCCGTGGCGGTGGCGGTCGTGGCCGGGGCGGTGGCGCTGGCCGGGGCGTGGATGCTGCGGCGGCAGAGGGCGGCGGCGTGATGGCGTGGGTTTTCTGGCCCGGCGAACTGGACGTGAGCGGCGCTCCGGATCAGCCCGTATCGGGCGGCGCATCGGCGTCTCCCATCGGCTACTTCCCCGACCAGCCGCTCCGGCGGCGCGAGTTCGCACCGGGCTTTCACGGCGCCAATCCAGGGCCGTCCTATCCGGAGCCTAAGCCCCGCTATCGGGTGAAGGCGCATTTCGTGCCGGTGCGGCTGTGATCGCCACCCTCTGGACCCGCCTACAGGCATGGCTGGCAGCCGCCGGGCTGGTCCTCGGCGCGCTGGTGTCCGCGTGGGTGCTGGGCCGGCGCGGCGGGCGCCAGGCGGCGCAGCGCGAGCATCTACAGGAGAGGGTCCATGGAGCCGAGGAACGGGCTGCGGCGGATCGTGCTGCCGCTGCTGCTGACGATCCCGTTGGCGAGCTGCGGCGCGGCGGCTGGGTGCGAGGCGTGGCGGCCGGTGATGATCGGCCAGGACGACCGCCTGACCGATGAGACGGCGCGGGCGATCCTGGCCCATAACTTAGCCGGCCGGCGGCTTTGCGGGTGGTGATGCTTGCGTTTTCAGGCATAGGAAACGCCGCCTCTGGCACGCCTCTTGCTGTGAGGCGGAATATCGTCCGGGTGGGGGTCTACATCTTGTGCCGGCCTCCCGAGGCAGCCAGTTCGCAGGGAAGGCGAGAAATTCAAGGCTAACCTTTTCAATGCGTTAGGCGGCAAGTTTCATGCCATGACGTGTTGCCGCATAAGGTATATTGGGTGAACAGTCTCAACAACTACACTATATTGATTGCTCTTGCGACTTAATGCCTACCAGATACGTTGACATAATTCCGCGAGAAAAGAACAGAGATAGCACGTTAGGACTTTCTGCTTGGGGGCGCAACGCCCTCCCGGATCATCTTGTCCGTCGCCTTGATCTCGCTCCGCGCGCGCAGCAGCAGCTGCCATTGCTCGGCCGAGGTATCGTGGGAAAGGCGGCGCAGGGTCGCGGCCAGGCTGACCAGATGCTCGGCGTAATGGCGCAGGGACACCGCGTCCCGCAGGGGGATGTGGACCCGCGCGGCGTCGCCAATGATCTGCCGATGCAGCTTGCTGATCGGGTCGCCCGTGTGGACCACCCGCAGCGTGTCCCGGTCTAGATCACCCATCCCGCCCCCCATCCCCGCCTTGGGAGCGGTCTGCGCATTCGAGGCAGCGGAACCCGCTGTAGTGGTGCTCCCGGCCGCGACGGTCCTTGCCGGCCCATCGGTCCTCCTGCGTGCTGAGTTGCTGTGGGAAGCGCCAGAGGCTGCAATCGGGGCATTGGGTCTGTCGCAGCCCGGCCTTTGCCTGGACATCAGCCCACGCATGCCAGTCGAGGTAGCCGCTCGGGGCCGGGTCGCCGGGTTTGAAATCGGGCGTGTAGGTGACGATGGCCCGCAAGGCCGGGAAGCGAACCGTTGCCATCACGCCCCCTCCGGCGGCGGGGGGAGGGGGAGCCAATGCGTGATGCATTCCGGCATGGGGATCGGCTCGCTATCCCAGAGATGACACCACTCGACGCCGTCCCACCATGCAGTCAGGACGCCGGCAATCCGGTCCCAGACGAGGATGGGCGTTTTGTCGCGTGGCGCGCTCTCGATCGGCCGCCACGCGGGCCAGGGGTCAGGCATGGTCGGCCTCCCTCGCAGCAGCATCGACGGCGTCCGCCAGTTCGCTGGAAATCTCGGCGTCGATCTCGCACGGCGAGGTCTCGGCCAGGCGGCGCAGAAACGCGGCGATGGTGACGGCCGCCTTCTCGCGCTGATAGCAGATCACCCCTTCGGGCGCGTCGTCTGGGTCCACCGTGGACGCGCGCCACGCCGCCTCGAGCGCCTCGCGGATCGGGTCAGGCATGGGGCTGGTCATCGGATGGCGTCCCCTCTGCGAAGCACCGCGAGCGCCCGCGACAGGTCCATGCTGGCGCGCTTCATGGCGCCGCTCTCGATGGGATGCGTTCCCGGCTCTTTCCGAGCAGCGCGCCATTGCGCGACCCGGCGGAGGAACCGCTTGGCCTCGGCTTCTGCCTCGGTCACGCGGACGTTCTCGCGCTCGATCCAGTCAGCCATCGTTCCCATCCTCCGCGCGCGCCCTGAGCGCGGCTGCGGTGAGCGCGAGGGCGGGGGTGGCGCCACAGCGATCGGCATTGTCGCAACCGTCCCCGTCATCGCGCATGACCCCGGCGAACACGCTGCCATCTGCATCGACATGCAGACTGATCGCATGGCCATCCGGCACGAGCGTCAGCGCGGCGTCGAGCGAATCGGTGAAGCGCGGCGGTGACACGACATTGAGGTTGTCGGGGTCACTGCGATCAGCGAAGACCGACGCGCCCCCAGATGGGTAGGTAATCCGCTCCCACGGTGCGGCGCCGAGTTCTGGGTTCACCGCCAGCGTGATGTCTGCGTCGAGCGCCCAATCCCGCCCCTGCGCCTGCTCAACCCGGGCCGCGAGGGCGATGAGGTCAGCGCGGGTCATGGCTTGTCTCCAACGGCGAAGGATTTTCTCGGCCCTGCTCCATCGCGGAGACAGTCGCCGGGGACAGGCCGAGCCGATGCGCAGCCTGCATCAAACTCTCGCCGCGCTTGACGCGATCGAGGCGACAGAGCGCGCCGCGATCCATCCAACGCTTCTGGGTGTCCGATACCAAGCTGGCGCCACGACAGTGAGCGCAGCGGATGCCCTCCTCGTAGCCGCCAGACCCATCACTGCGGCTAACGAAGGCATTGAAAGTGCCGCGCCCTCGACAGCGCGGGCACGCAATCATGGCATCACCCACGGCCCGGCGCCTCCGGGGCTGCGGCGAGCAAATCGTTGATGGCATTGGCTGCCTGCGCGACCTTCGCATCGTCGTCGTAGTGCAGCGTGACCGCGCTGAACGGATGCCTGCCGGCGCCCATGTCCCAGTCAGTCGGCCTCGGCACCGCCACCAGCGAGCCGTCGCGCAGGCCGGCGAGGGTCGCGACGGGGATGCCGAGTTCGATTTCAATTTCCCGTAGGCGTTTTTCCAGCAGGATTTGTCCATAGCGGTCTAGGGCAGCGCGCATATTGTTCCGGTGCTGGAGCCCGCACTTTGGATGGCTGCAACCGCCATCCATGTCGGACATGCCGCAATCAGGGCAATGGCTCATCCCTTCCCCTCCGACCGCGCGCGGATGGCGTTACGCACGCACATGGCGCCGTAGGCCGTTTCCGGTTGGAGCATTCCCGCGAAGTCGCCGCGTTCCTTGTCCGCAATCCGAGCAGCTTCCTCGAAAGCCTCCCGCCTGCCATCCTCGCGCATGCGCTCGTCGCGCTCGGCATCGGCATTCGCTGCTGCGGTGATTGCGCCGCGTAGCGCCGCCATGTGTTCGCGCAGGCTGTCCGTCGCCCCCTCGATGTACGTCGCTGCATCCTCCATCAGCGATGCCTCGGGGCTGTCGCTGTCGAGCCCGCGCAGGTGATCACGCAACCGGCGCAGCTCCGTCGCCAGTTCAGCGGGCGTGCGCATGCGCAGTTCATCACTCATGTCCACCTCCTCCCGCGTCGGGCTACTGGTCATCGCGCTTCTCCTTGATCTCGCGGATTTCGACGCGGACGATGCGCTCGCCCTCTCTGCGGACGACCCGTGCCGTGGCGTAGTGCAGCCACACTGAACCGGGGATGATCTCGCCGTCCGTGGTCAGCACCGCCCACGCCAGCACCGGCTTCGCGCGCGGCGGGGTCATGGACGGCACTCCATGAACGCCGCTACGAACTGCGCTGCGACCTGTGGGACGATCGCGTTACCGGAGCCGCGCAGTCGGCCCACGTCGCCGGGTAGCCTTGCAGCCACAGGGAAAAGCGCGGGTTCAGCGGCAACGCGCGCCCATCCGTCCGCGCGCTGAACGGCGATGGTGGCGCCGTTCCATTGCGGGACACCGTCTTGCATTGAAGGTCCAGGCTGTCCGCTGTCCCCAGCGCCGCCCGGGCAATGCTGACACCGTTCCCCTTGCCGTCGCGCGCACGGGGTGTTGCCCAACCGCTCAGGGTCAGGACTTGATCCACAAGCCTGACGCAGTGTGTCCCGCCCACACGGGATGCTTGGCCTCCCCGATCCCCGTCGCCCTTCATTGGGCTGCGCCATCCATGCATCGCCGCGCTCACCAGGCCGTTCCTCGGATCGGCCGCGATGTTCCCGCGCTTCTCCGCGTCGTTCGCTCTGGCGGTCGGCCACCCAGAAAAGCCGCTGCCGGAGATGCGGCGCGCCCGCCCCCGCAGCGCACAGATCGGCGGCCCCGCAGGCATATCCTGCGTCCTCCAAGTCAGCGCGAACTCCGGCGAACCATTCAAATCCATCCTTGCCCGCAACTTGCTCTCCAAAGATCGTTGAAGGCTGGCGCTTGGCGATGAGGCCGTAAAAAGCGGGCCAGAGGTGGCGCTCGTCGGCATGGCCTTTCCGCTGTCCCGCGCTCGAAAGCGGCTGACAGGGGCAGGAGCCGGTCCAGACGTGTCGTTCATCGGCCCACCCCGCCATGCGGAGCGCGAGCGACCAGCCAGCGATGCCGGCGAAAAAGTGACATTGCTCGTAGCCCTCCAAGTCAGCCGGCTGCACGTCCACGATGCTGCGCTCGTCCACATCGCCAGGCGCGATGTGTCCGGCTGCGATCAGGTTCCGCAGCCAGGCTGCCGCGAACGGGTCGATCTCGTTGTAGTAGGCGCGCGGCGGGGTCATGCGCCGGGCCTCGCCACATGGCAGGCCGGCTTCTCGACGAACTGCGCGATGGGCGCGCCGTCCTTGCCCCACCAGCGCCGGGCGGCTGCCACGACCTCGTCGGTCAGAGGGCGCGAGCACTCGCCCACTGCCGTGCAGTCGCGCCAGAACGGGCAGAACGTCATGTCGCGGAAGCACATCATGCGCCGGGCTCCGCGAGCGTGAAGGGCAGCGCGAAGCCGCGCGGCAGCACCCACAGGTGATAGGCGTCCGCGCCGTCCACGACCTTGTCATGCGGCGGGAACACCTCAACCGCGACCCGCCCTCTGCCGAACAGATCGTTCTTGATCCGCTGCTTTTCCGGCCATGTCGGCTCCGAGCCGGCAACCCCGGTGCAGATCATCGCGTGTTGGACGATGCCCCAGGCTGTCTCGATGTCTCGGACCAGGACGCTCCAAAGTCCATTCTCCGCAGCGCGCTTGACCTCACGCCCCCAGCCGTGCGCACCGGGAACGCCGTTCGGCGTGGCATGCCATCGCCAAGCAGGCCACCGGCCGGACGTGCGCGCGCGCTGAGCGCGGAGGAGCACATTGCCGATGGAGCGGTTCGCGTTCGTCGGCGTCATCCCCGCCGCATCTCCCCGGCCAGGCCGCGCTCGCGGCGGTATTCCTCGCGCCAGTGGTGCGCGTGGCGGCGCAGCAGCATGGCCTCGCCCTGCGCCCGCCACTTCGCGCGGCGCTCCAACATCGCCGCCTCGATATCCGGCCAGTCGCGCCCCTCGGCACGCATGCGCCAGATCAGCGCGTCCTCACCGCGACGCAGGCGGTCGCTGCCGTCAGCGATGGCGTGGAACAGCGTGGTCATTTCGCGATGACCTCGCCGTCCTGCACTTCCTCGACCGCGAAGCCCGCTTCCAGCGCGTCCAGTTTCGATCCCGTCGCCTCGCCGTCGATCACGATCGGGCCGGCGTCGGCGTCGCCCTGCGGCTGGCCGAGCCCGTCGTCGCGGCGAAGCAGGGCCTCCATCGGGGCCGCGTCCATCGGCAGATACTTGGACAGGCGGCGCAGCACCGTTTTGCGGGCCATCTGATCCCAGAAGTCCACCCATGGGCCCCGGTCCTTCGCCCGGCTGACGCTTCGGACCTTCTCGATCTCGGCGCGGTTCATCACTTCCGCGACGACGCTGCCATCCTTGAGGCGGGCGATAGCATAGGCCCCGATTGGCTCGCCCCGATCTTCAGTGAGCGGTGGCGTCTGATGCTCTATCGGGGTCTCCGGATCACACGGCCGCCATAGGAACGTGTCGTTCCTATGCACCACCTGCGCTATCATGGAGGATAGCTCACCACTGTTGCGGACTCTCTTTAGGACGCCCGCGACCATGGGGAGATATTGAACCCGCTTCTCCCAGCCGCCGTCCTTGGCCTTTGAATTGAAGATGACCAGGGCCGCCTCTCGGCCATCCGGAACGAGACCGTCTGCCGCGCACTTGACGCACGCACCCAACAGGCTGCGGCGGTCGGCATCGAGAAGGTCCGGAGCCATATTGGCCGCGGTGATCACCACATTCCGGAACTTCTCAGGCGACACGGTTGAGGGCAGATTCTGAGCAATCTCCGGCAGGCTGGAAAGCTGCTTGCGGAGAACATCAATCGGCCGGGAAGCGGCCCTGGTTATCTCGTTCATCGCTTTGTCCTCCAAGCGCGGTGCCGCGCCCTCATGCACGTCCGGCACTCACGCGCGCCGCTTGGCCGCACAAACAGGTTGTCTCCGGAGTAGGGATGGCCGTGCGGGCAGTGCGTGCGCGTCGCAGCGCGCCTGCCAGCGGTCTGCCCGGCGCTCCCGCGCCGGACATTCACAACCTTCGACACAGGCTCCAAATGCGCCGGATTGATGCAGCATCGGACGCGGCAGAGGTGATCGAGTTCCAGATCATCCGGGACTGGCCCACACGCCAGGATGTAGGCAGCGCGGTGTGCGACCATGCGTTTCCCGCCGAGCCGAGCGCGGCCGTAGCCGAATTGGTTCATGGCGCCGAGCCACAGCAGGCATCCGGAATTTGGTTCCGGGATGGAGTTCGCCTCCATCGCCTGGAACGTCTGGGCGGGCCGAGCCCATTTGCCCCGCATCGTCACGCTGCTGCCTCCGCTTCCTCGTATGGCTTCACGGTGATGCGGACCGAGCCGGCCCGTCCCTTGATGATTTCTCCCGGCTTAGCCGGTCGGTCGGGCGTCGGCGCTACGCGCGCGAACGACACCGTCGCGGCATTCGTCTTCGCCCATCGCGCGTCACCGACCTTGGACAGCAGCACGTTGCGCGCCGCGTCCTTCAGCGCCCTCGCTTCCTTCTCCATCGCGGCGCCGCGCAGGTAGTCGGCGGCGGCGGCCTCGGCGGCGTTGTCCCCGCGCAGGTCGGCGGGCTCGTCCTCCTCGTCCGCGTCGGGCAGCAGGGCGAGCAGGGCCTGATAGGTGGCATCCGACCCGTCCGGGCTGGGCGGCCTGTCATCGCGGATGGACTGCCAGAACGCCGAGACACGCTTGAGGATTTCCGCCTGCACCGCCGGCCGAGCGCGGAAGCGCATAACGCGCAGGTCATTCCCCCCGACCAGCCACGCAATCGCGCCCCAGGTGAAGCCCGTCGCCGCGAGCTGCGCTTGGAGTTGCAGCAGCACATGCAGCGGGGGTTCGCCCTCCCACGCCCGGCCCCGCCGCGTTTGGAGCCAGTCCACGTTCTTCAGTTCCAGCGCGCCCGGCCCGGTGCATCCAGCCGCAGCATCGGACGCGCTCGGCTGCACGATGATGCGGTCCAGCGTCGCGCCGAGGCCGCTCTCGTGGCTGGCGTATCGGCCGGGGACGACCTGCCAACCCTCACGCTCGGCCGCGCCGGAAGCGATCGCGTCTTCGAGCAGCAGGCCCCATTGCGCGCGCTCGATCGTCACGGGCGGCAGCGGCACGCGGCCCGCCTTGTCTTGCCACAGGGCATAGACGCCCGGCTGATACGGCGCCTGCGCATTGAACAGCGCGGCAACCTGGCTGGCGCCGACATGCCGCGCGCGCAGGGCATGCCATTCGGCCTCGGATGGGATCGGGAGCAGCGTCACAACCCGCACCTCCCGACCATCAGGCACCCCGCGCGGATGATCAGCGCGGCGACGAGCCAGGACGAGACGACCACCAGCAGGATCGCGCAGCCGACCCTCGCGCGGCCGAGATGCACGCGGGGAGGCTCCGGCACGAACGCCGGTTCGGACGGGCGGGGGCGGTCCGTGATGGAGCGGCCGAGCGGGGTCACGGCACCACCGCCACGAGCCAGAGCGCCAGGCCGGCGAACGCTGCGATCCAGCACGCCAGCGCGAACACGTCTTCGATCAGCGCGCGCATGTCAGGCGATCCGCCAGACGCGGGTGCCGCCTTCGACCCCACTGGTCACGAATTCGCCGCCCTGTTTCCGCGCGACCAGCACCGCGAGCCCGCTGACAGTTCCTCTGGAAGCATCGGTGCTCGGCACCAGAACGCTGTCGCCCGGCTGCATCGCTCGCAGCGCAATCAGCAGCGGTGATGGGCGCCGGCCAGAACGGCCTCTCGAAGGCAGCGGCACGCCCTTCTCAATCTCGTAAGCCATCCTCATACCTCCTCACCATCCGCCGCCAATCCAGCGCATCGCGATGCGCGCGGTCCTCGCGGCCGAGGTCCCACGCGTCGAGGACGCAGCAGATTTCCGCCGTCCCGTCCTCCGCGCCCGCCTCGAACGCATCAAGCAGGTCCACCATCGCGCTCTGCATGGGCCGGCTCTCGCACTCGGCAGCGATGCGGCCGAGCGTCGCGAGCGTCTCCTGAAGCGTGTCCAGCACGCGCTGCACGCGCTCGGCGTCGGCGTGATCGCGCGCATCCGACAGCGCGCGATCGAGCTTCAGGACGAATGCCGGCACCGGCACGTTAGGGAGCGGGAGCGGCTGAAGGGTCAGCATCACGCGACCTCCACCGGCTTGCCGTCCGCGCCGAGGGTGTAGAAAACGTTCGGCTTGATCCCGTCCCGACCGGCGATCCCCGCCCATGCGTGCTGGATCGTGCCGCTGTCATCCCGATAGACGAGAAACAGCGCGCAACCAGCGGCACCCAGGGCGCGGCCGCTCCAACCGGAAGCCATCGCCGCGCCCTGGTCGCCCGTCGCGCTCGCCGCGCCCTGGTCGCCCGTCGCGCTCGCCGCGCCCTGGGCGCCCGTCGCGCTCGCCGCGCCCTGGTAGCCCGTCGCGCTCGCCGCGCCCTGGTCGCCCGTCGCGCTCGCCGCGCCCTGGTCGCCCGTCGCGCTCGCCGCGCCCCGG